ACAGTCACCAAGTCGCTAATGTCTCTGGTCATTATATCGGTCAGGGTCGCCGTTGACCGATTGCCAATCAAGGTCACTTTAAGAAGTGGCACAGGCTCTTTCCAGGCAGCAACATGGAAATCGGCCCAGTTCTGAGCCTCTTCAGCGTCTGGCACAAATTTGCCTGGATGGGGGTAAGTTCTTTTGCCAAAGGTGGTCTGACTGGTACTGTCGCTGGCTGACACATCAAAATTGTCTTTGGCTGTTACCGCGTTTCCCCTTGCCTGGAGCTTGGTAATATAGACCGTCGCGCTGTGGCCGTTTTCTAGGGATATATCCATGCTCTGCGCCCGCTTGGTCAGAGAGACTGTGATATTGGCTGTGCGGTTCGTGCCAGTGCCATCTGCGCTGTCATTTGCTAGATAATCGGTGGTGGCTGTGAGGTCTTGCCAGGCATCTACAGCCCTGGCAGTATTCGCTGACCCACTGGATGGATACTGCGCCGTGAATATTCTGGTGGCTCCAGCCCCTATGGCAGGGGATAGGCTCCCTGTTTCTGGGTGTGTCCATAGCACTGCTGGGTCAGAAGCAAGCTCAGTCTGCACCCCAAGCGACGCACTCCCAAGAATCCAAGCCCCGGAGTGCAATTGGATTTTAGCCCTCAGTTCGTTGTAAATGAATTTAAGGGGGTCAATCTGGCTGATGTGGCTATAGGCTAAGGCTGCACCACTGGCATCGCTGTACGTTGCTTGTGAGGCTGTAGAGCGTGTGTCCTTAGACCTGGCATGTCTGTCTCGATAAACGATAGAACCAGCAGCATTCTCCTCAAGCAATCCTGTCTCAGTCTCTTCAACCAAGCGCAAGGCTTTGAGAGTCTTGGTGCGCTCACACCAGAACCTGGGGAACTCCACAATGCCATCATCCAAGTCCCTGTCACCATCAGGCCAGCCAGCCACATCAAGAATCTCACCAATCAATTCACCAGCATTTTTAGATGCGAACATCGCTGTGGATACTTCAAATTTATTGAGGTAGCCCAGAGGCCCAATCGCCTTCAGTCTTGCAAGGTTGGCTCCCTTGGCTGATGGGATTGGCTCGATACTATCGAGGAACCCTGACCATAATGTGCGAGTGGTAGAGCCATCATTGCCTGTCAACAGCACTTTCCTGCCAGGCAATAGGCTCCCATACAAGGCAGATGAAGTGTTGAAGGTGGAGTAATCACCGCTCACATTATTGAGGGTAGCGTTCAACGTCCCAGCGACAGCCTTCCCTACTAGCTGAGAGGCATAATCATTGCCGCTTTGAGTTTAAACTCAACTCCTACTTTTTCTTGCGCTTACTCGCTGTGCTAAGGGCGATGGCTATAGCCTGCTTAGGCTTGTAGCCCTGACCCCTTATGGTGTCAAGAAGATGTTCGTGCTCCGTCCCTTCTTTAATGGCATTAGACCCAAACTTCTTTTTTACCACCGAAATAAGGGCGAGCGTAGCCCTCAACAGTTTAAATCTGTAATCAAACATTAAGCCTCTGCAAATACCCCTGAGAATCCGCCAGATATGGCATGGTCACGGACAGCCTCAACTACTGCCTCTTTCAAGTCCTCGACACCATAGACACTGCCATGAAAGTGGAAATTGTTTGTCGTTCCCATACCACCACCTCCCATGCCGCCACTACCGTGTGGATTAACGTATGACCCGCCAGGCAAGTTGACCAACTCTGGCCCACGTTCACCCACCAGGGCTAGTCCACCAGCCCATCCGCCACCTTGCAACTTCTGAGGAATCACCCCTCCCGCATTAAGAAAGTCTTGCAGTCCTGTCCCGACACTGCCGAAGGGTGTTTGAATATTGATTTGGTCGCCCTTTACGATTGCCGTAGCACCGCCCTTCACTAGGTCAGCCAGATTGCTGTGCGAAAGATACGAACTCACTCCCACAGCAGTTTGTCCTGCAAAACCTGTGCCTGCAAACTGAGGGTTGGAAAACTTATTAACATCGACAGAGGACGCAGCCGCTGCTCCACCGCCCGCTTTTTGTTCAATTCTTTTCATAACATCGGGGCTAACCATCGCCCCAGACCCAAGTGCGCCCATCAAATCTTCCAGACCGTGGCCCATCAATCTTTCTTTTTGCCGTTCATCGAGTATCCGTGCATTGCTCGTTTCAATCATGCGTTCCAGTTCGCTGAGACTCGCCCCTTGAATCTTTGCGCGTTCACGACCCATGCGCTTTTGCTCTGCAATCACTTCACGAGCCATTCGCTCTTGCTCTGCAATCACACCATTAGACATCCGGGCCGCGTCAAGTAGAACGCTATCAACACCAGAACCCCAGCTTGAAGCCATCAGGGAACTCATATCCCCATGGATAACTTGTGCATCCATGAGATTTGCTTCCATCTTCTTCAGTTCAACGCCATGCTTGATGGCTAGTTCTTCAACGATATCCCCAAAATCCAAGCGGTCATTTTGCATCTGCAACAGGATGGGATTTTGGTCAGCGGCAGCTTTTGCCCAGGAGTCAGTGATGGCTTGCGCTGTCCGAGCTTCCTCCTTGCGCCTTTCTCGGATTATCCGAATTTCCTCAGCTTGTCTTTCGCGAGTGGATTTTAGAACATCCTCGTTAAACTGGATGGCAGTAGACGCCCATAACGCGGTTGAGTCAGCAAATTCCCATTGTGAGGCTGCTATTTCCTCCAGGCTCAGCACGACGATTTTCTCTGCCTTCACAGCGGCATCTCCAACCTCATCGTATGCAGTAGCCATTTTTTGAGCCATTTCTCCAGTTGACTCAGCCATTGCGTCATTCTGTATTTTAATCGCATCAGCAGTAGAGCGATGGGTATCCTCCACTGCATCCCAGGATTCAGCAGCTTCCCTGGTCTTTCGTTGCGTTGCAGTCCCCCACTCTTCAACAGTGTCTTGAGCATCACGCAAAGTATTCATAGTGCCTTCAATAGCACGACGGGCATCGCCCATCCCAGGAATCCACTTGGTCAACGCCAGGAATCCTTCGCCCAGTTTGATGATGAAGCCAATTACTTGCTTGACAAAAATTCCTATTCCTTGGCGAACAATCTCAACTATCTTGTCCCAATTTTTCCAAACGGCAATACCAATGACGATGGCGGCTGTGACTGGGCCAAGGGCAAGGGCAAGGAGGACTACAGCAATTTTGACCTTAGTTGTCATATCATCCCATTTCTTAAAAACGATAATGGCACCAGCCACAAGGGCCGCAATAGCAATGATAACTAAAGTGATTGGCCCCATTGATGCGCTCAATATGCCAAACGCCACACTAAGCAATCCAATACCAGCGACCAACGTGGGGAGAATCAATAGTAGTGGCCCTAGGACAAGCATGATAGCGCCAAGGGCTGCAACGACAATCCCCAGCACTTTGGTTAGATTAGGATGGGCCTCAGTCCACTCAATGATGCGTATTACCATCCTCTCGATAAGAGGAATCAACGTCTCTATCACAGGCAATAAGGCTGTCCCAAAAACTTGGAATAAATCGCCTGCCCTGTTCTTCAGTTGAGTCATTGGGTCAGCAGCAGCCTCAGCTTGACCCTGGAATTTCCCCATGATTGCAGTGAGGACTTCTGTTGCACCTGCGCCTTTCTCGACTTCAACACCATAGCGACCAAGCGCAGTCTCCTCACCACTGATGGCCCTCGCAACCAAAGTAGCTGCTGCGCTCAAGTCCATCTCTTTGCCTGCTGCTAATTCCATAGTGGGAATCATTGCAGCCATCGCATCATCATAGTTGCCACTGACTAAAATCAGTTCGCGCAGCGCATCTCTCTGCTCCTCATCACCAAAGTTGGTCTTGTTCTGTTGCGCAGCAACGAGAGATTCTATCTGGGCTTCCTGCTTCTCATAAGAAGTCCCAACCTGTTGCATTGCTGCATCAAGCTGGCGAATGCCCTTCTCTTGGTCAAAAGCTGATTTGACTGACATCACAGCGATGCCAGTGATGGCAGCGCCCATCGCAGTCATCGCCAGACCTATAGCGCGACGGTGTTGCTGAATGCCCTGCACCATCTTGCCCATGTTGCTTTCGACATTCTTAAATTCTCTGGAAGCATTGTCCCTTGCTTGTATCAGGACAGATACTGTCGCTGCATCAGCCATCGCTTTCCACTGCCTCTACCATCTCTAGCCAAGCAGATACTTGGTCAGGGTGCATACTGCTTGCATCCTGATTATGTTGCTCCCTCGCACTCACTAACAACCTGTAGTCCATGATGTTTTTGATGGTTCTCCAGTCCTCTTTTAATACCTGGCTGGGCAGACAACCAAAGGCCTCGCAAATCACGCTGATGGTAGCGTAGCTTGGTTGTTGGTCATCTCCAAGGATGTATCTTCCAAGGTGTCTGAGTCTTTTTTTCTTTCCTCAGCACCTTCACCCCCACCACTGGCATTGACCAGCCAGAGCAGTTCTTCTGAGGATAGACCCTCAAGGACATCTGGGCGATTGTAAGGCTGTTCCATCTTCTCACCCATGAGATTTGTCCAGTTCCACTTGATGATTCTGCGAGACAATTCCTGGCATAAATCTGTCAGGCTTTGTCCTAAAGTGCCACTCTCGCCAGCAATGTTCTGAAGTCTTGAAAGGTGCATCACCTCCCTCACTGTCATCACTGGCATCACCTCAACCCACTCCCCCTCATGGACATAATAGGGAGTACCTGGGGAGGTGATTTCGCCATCCTTTATCACCTGTCCAACATTGATTGCACAAGCATCTGATGGCACTTTCTGAGTTGGTATTTTGGGCTTCATAGAGCCTCTCCTTCACTGCAAGTTATTCCTGTATAGCGAGATACGAGATATATTATTGAGCCTCTGCATATCAGAATGTAATACTAATATTCTGATTCTGGGCTTCTTGTGATAGGTTAAAATGTGGCCCTTTCTTGTCAAAAAAGGGCCACATTTTCACTATGCTCTGGTTGGCGCAGCAGCATCCAAAGCAGCAGAACCACCATTATGTCTGAAGCTTGCTGAGTAGGTTATTGGCCCACCAACAGTGCTGGAAATGGAGTAACTGGTGACGATGGCAAAACCATTGTAGCCAGTCGTTCCATCTGGCTCATAGTCATATTCCTCGCCCTCCAGACCCAGTTCACCAAATATGGTTATATCCCCGCCCCCTGCTGCCAGGTCAGCAAATCCACTGACATCTACAGTGGCTGTTGGCTTGCCTGCCAGGAAGTTTTGATAGGTATCGCTGAAGGCGGTCACATCAGCTTCTGGCACTGTGAAGTTCAGGGTTACTGAATTTAATTCATCCTCTAGCGCTACGCTATCAAATGAAAAGTCAGCATCCTTTCCA